GGCGTATTCAAGCAGAAGTTACAATACGCCCGTGACGTGCGCGACGGCATAATAATCGACCCCGGCTTTCAGCCCATAATCTACGAACACCCTCCTGAGATGGTCAAAAGTGGCGAACACATGCTGCTGGAGAATATGTGGATGGTCAACCCCAACCTCGGGTACTCGGTGGACAAGGAGTTTTTGGAGCGGGAGTACCGCAAGGCCGAGAATGCTGGGCCAGAATCGTTGCGCGGCTTCATGGCGAAGCACGCCAACTGCGAACTGGGCATGAATTTACGCTCCGACCGTTGGGCCGGGGCCGACTATTGGGAGCAATTCGCCGACAAAAGCATCACCCTGGACACGCTTCTGGAGCGTTGCGAGGTCGTAGACGTAGGCATCGACGGCGGTGGATTGGACGATTTGCTCGGTTTTGCCGTCATTGGGCGTGACAAAGTGACCGGAAAATGGCTGCATTGGGGCAAAGCGTGGGCGCATCCGAGCGTTTTGGAGCGCAGAAAGGCCGAAGCGCCTAGATTTCACGACTTTTCACGCGACGGCGACCTCGTGCTGGTCAAAGACATCGGCGACGACGTGATGGACGTGGTGGGTATTGTCAAACGCATCCACGAAGCGGGCGTGCTGGACAAAATCGGTGTTGACCCCTACGGCATCGGCGCAATCCTTGACGCCCTGATGGAAGCAGACATACCGGAGGACATGGTGGTCGGCATATCACAGGGTTGGAAGATGGCGGGGGCTATCAAGACGGCGGAACGGCGGCTCGCCGAGGGCAATCTACTGCACGGCGGCTCGCCCATGATGGCGTGGTGCATAGGTAACGCCCGAATCGAGCCAAAGGGCAACGCGGTGAGCATCACCAAGCAAGCCTCGGGCTTCGCCAAGATCGACCCGCTGATGGCGCTGCTCAACGCCGTGTCGCTCATGGCGCTTAATCCAGCAGCCAAAGGTGGGTCATTCTGGGAAGTTGCGGCATGACGGCGACTGTGCTAATGTGCCGTCAATTCTAATCTCGCGGGGTAGTGTATGGCCCATATTCCTGACGCACTGCTCATATCCGGCGCTGCCACACTGTCCTACGGTGCGTGGCTCGCTTGGCATCCGGCAGGCTTCATCGTATTTGGCGCACTACTCATCGTTGCGGGCCTCAAGGTACTTCGATAATGGGATGGCTCGCCACGGCACTGTCGCAAAAGTCCGGCTCGACCGTTGACCTGATACGCGAAGTATTTGGTGGGCGCATCAGCGGGAGTGGTAAAGCCGTCACAACCAAGACCGCGCTCCAAGTCGCCACAGTATTTGCCGTATGCCGGGTCATCGGCGAGGGTCTGGCGCAAGTGCCGCTCAAACTCATGCGCGAGAGTGCTGACGGCAAGACGCGACTCCCCGCCAAAGACAACCCGCTCTACTACCGGATGGGTCGCAAACCCAACGACTACATGACATCTTTCGAGTATCGAGAGATGATCGGCTTCCATTGCGTGCTGACTGGCGCGCATTTCAGCTTCATCAATCGCGGCGCGCGTGGTCGAATCTTGGAATTGATACCGTTCACACCAGGGCGTGTCACTGTCAAACGTGCGAATGACTGGACGCTGAGTTATGAAGTGATTGGAGACGACGGTTCGATACAAGTATTCCCCGCCGAGTCGATATGGCACGTCAAAGGCCCAAGTTGGGACGGATGGCAGGGTCTCGAGGTCGTGCAACTGGCGCGTGAGGCGGTCGGGCTATCTTTGGCGCTTGAAGCGTCCAGTGCCAGCCTGCACAAGCGCGGCGTTCAGGCTTCCGGCGTGTACTCGGTGGAAGGTACGCTCAGTCCCGACCAGTACAAGGCGCTCAAGACGTGGATTGACAACAATCTGGCCGGTTCGGACAACGCGGGCGGCACGATGTTGATGGATCGCTCGGCCAAGTGGATGCAAACCACCATGACCAGCGTGGACGCGCAGACTATCGAGAGCCGCAAGTTCCAGATTGGTGAGATATGTCGCTTCGCACGAGTCAATCCCATCATGGTTTATGGCGACGACAAGCTGGCAACCTATGCTGGATCGAGTGCCAACTTCTTGAGCCACATGGTTCACACCATGTCGCCGTGGTATGAGCGGCTGGAGCAGTCGATGGACGCCTACCTGCTGACCGAGAAGGAACGCGCTGACGGGCAGTATTTCAACTTTGTCGAAGAAGGCATGTTGCGCGCTAATCCTATGGATACGAAGGACATCTTGTTGGGATATGTCAATGGGGGCATAATGACGCCCAATGAGGGTCGCGCGGCGCTCGACCTCAACCCAATGGATGACGAGGATTCGGACGAATTGCGCATTCCGGCGAACATTGTCGGCGAATTGCCGGAAGAACCGGAAGAAGAGACGGGAGATAATGATGAAGAACAACCTCAAAGCGGTATCTAGCACCGACACCGAGCTTCGCGTCGGCAACTATATGGTGCTTTTTGGCGGGAAAGACCTCGTTGGGGAATTCTTCACCAAAAACACCGAATTTGACAGCAACTTTACCGACATCGGCGTGATGTACGTTGATTTCGAGCACGGGCGCGACGTTGATCGGGTGGGAAACTCTCCCGCAAACGTGCTTGGGGTGGTGGATTGGAAGTCCGCGAGGATTGACGACACCGGCATATTCGTTGAGCGCGTGCTGAACAGGCGCTCGGAGTATGTGAAGTATCTGGAAAAACTGATCGAAGCGGGCGTCGTCGGCACGTCCAGCGAGGCGGTCTCCGGCGGGGTTCGTAAGAAAGCCACGGGTGAGATAGTGAGTTGGCCGCTGATGCGCGACTCACTGACGGTCACGCCGATGGAGCCACGCATGATCGGCGAGAACGCGCTGTCTGCGGCGAAGGCACTTGCCGCAGCATTCCCCGAAAGCCGCTCACTGGCTGCGTTGGTCGGAAACGAAGTGTTCGATCCGATAACGGTTGAGGACGTGAACGATTTGAAATCTGCGGAGCGATTCCTGCGTGAGGCAGGGTTGCGCAAGCAGGAAGCCACGGCATTCGTGTCGCGGCTGAAGGGTCTGGTACGGAGTGATTCCGATACAGGCGACGCTGTAAAGGGGCTTTTGGAGGCTGTGCAACGCCGTCCGATGCCATAAATCACTCGCAAATAGGAGAATTATTATGAAACAACTCAAATGGTTGGCAGTGGCATTCATGGCAATTTTTGCCGTGTCTGCATTTGCTGTGTCCCCCGACACGGCTCAATTCGCGGCGGCAGGTTTGTCCGACCCGTCGTGGATGTATAGCCTCGCGGCTATCGGCAGCGTCACCGGCGTAACAGACCTCAAGGCCGTAACAGACCTGATTCAAAAACAGGGTGAAGCGTGGGAGCAGTTCAAGTCCACCAACGACGCAATCATCAAAGCGAAGGCTGACGGTGCGGCAGTAGCCGACCTGCAAGTCAAGCTCGCAGCGATCAACGCCGACATGGAAGCGCAACGCAAGTCGATGGACGAGATGGTGAAGAAGGCCAATCGCCCCGGTGCTGGTTCCGACCAAGCCGAGTCTGATGTCGAGTACAAAAAAGCATTCGACACCTTCATCCGCAAGGGCGACGACAGCGAACTGCGCGCACTGGAGCAGAAAGCCATGCAATCCGGCTCTGACCCTGACGGTGGCTACACCGTACTGCCCGAGATGGATCGCACCATCGACCGTGTTGCGCCGACTATCAGCGCAATGTACCGCTTGGCAAACGTAGTCACCATCGGTTCTGCCCAGTGGCAGAAGCTGGTCAAGACTTCCGGCTTGGCGATGCGTCGTGTCGATGACGGCTCCACCGGAGGCGAGTCCACCAACCCCAAGTACGCGAAGATTCAGATCGACGCGCACACTGCCGAAGTCGAACCGTGGGTTTACAACGAGACACTGCAAGACTCGTTCGTCAATCTGGAGTCCGATCTGGCAATGGAAGCGGCTATCGGTTTCGCCGAGGGTCTGGGCGCAGAGTTCATCACTGGCAACGGCGTGGGCAAAGCGCGCGGTATCGCCGCATACGACATGGTTGCCAACTCCGCT